AACGTCAACCAGAAGGGCTCCGATGTCGTCGCGCTATGCGCCGCCATCAACCCGGTCTCGCAAGGTGTCGGCGCGGTCTCGAGCGGCTGGGTGGCCGCAAAGGACTTCCATCGCTTCCTCGCGGTCATCACTGCAGGCGTGCTAGGCGCGGCCGCGAGCCTGGACTTCAAGATCCAGCAGGCGAGCGATGGCGCGGGCACCGGGGTGAAGGATCTCGTGCCGGCCAAGGCGATCACGCAGCTGGTCAAGGCGACCGATGACAACAAGGTCGCGGAGATCAACTTCTCGGCCGCGGATCTCGACATCGACAACGCTTTCACCCACGTCCGCATGACGGCAACGGTGGCGGCGGCGGCGTCGCTGATCACCGCGCACCTGCTCGGCATCGGGCCGAGGTACGCGCCGGCATCCGACACGGATGGCGCGCTGGTGAAGGAGATCGTATAGCCGACCGGGCTAGAGCGATCTGGACCCGGCGCGGCGATCCCGCGCCGGGGTTTTCCCACCGCAGCAAGATTGCAGGGGCCACCCCATGAAGAAGATCGAGTTCAACCGCACCGTCTTTCGCGACGGCGTGCCGGAGTACGAGCAGGGCAAGCAGTACGACGTAACGGCCGGGACGCGGCGCGAAGTGCGCCGCGGCAATGCCGCCGAGGTCGAGGTCGCGGAGCAGAGGCAGGAAAGCGCCGCCGGTGCGGGCGCGAAGAAGCCGGAGGCAAAGAAACCGGAAGCGAAGAAGTAAGCCATGTCTGACGTTCTGGTCGCCGCGCCGACCGTCGAGCCGCTCACGCGCACGCAGGCGAAGCTCCATCTGCGGGAGACGGCGGCGGGGCAGGATGCGCTCATCGACAGCATCATCGCGGCCGCGCGCGGCCACATCGAGACGTTCTGCCGGCGGGCGCTCGTCCTGCAGACGCGGCGCCTGCTGCTCGATTGCTTCCCGGCCTGCATCCAGATCCCGCGCTCGCCGCTGCGCGCGGTGAGCTCGATCCAGTACCTCGACACGGCGGGCGCGCTGCAGACGCTCGACCCAACCCTGTATCGGGTGGACAAGGAATCGAAGCCCGGACGCATCACACCAGCCTATGGCGCGGTCTGGCCGAGCAGCCAGTACGTCATGCACGCCGTGCAGGTGGCCTATACCTGCGGGCACCTGATCCCCTTCACGGCCGACCCCGCGACCGACGTGCTCACCGCCGCAGGCCATGGCTTCGCCAATGGCGATCAGAGCCAGGTCGCGACGCTGGGCGGGGCGATCCCGCCCGGACTCGCCGCGGCGACGAACTACTTCGTGCGCGACGCGACGGCCGACACGTTGAAGCTCGCGGCCACTTCCGCGGGCGCGGCGCTCGACATCACCGGCGCAGGCAACGTGCCCAATGTGCTCGGCCTGCTCGAGAAGGAGATCGAGATCGCGCTGCAGATCCTCGTCCAGTATTTCGAGCAGCGCGACGCCGACGACAAGCTGCTGCAGGCGGCCGAGCGAGTGCTCTCACCGTTTCGCGCGATGAGGTTCTGACCCGTGCGCAAGCATCCGGTGCACCTCGGCGAACTCACCGAGCCGATCGAGTTGCACAGCCTCACCTCCACCGGCGACGGCATGGGCGGCGCGACAGCGGCTTGGGCGAAATATGCAGACGTGTGGGCACACATTCGGCCGCTCGCGGGCGGCGAGAGTCAGGGTGCGGCTCGCACCGAGGGCACGAGCAAGTACCTCGTCGTCATCCGCAATCGCGATGACGTGCGCGACACGCACAAGATCGTCTGGAACGGGCGCGAGCTGAACATCCGATTCCCGCGCGCGCGGGGGACGCGCGACCTCTACCTAGAGATCGAGGCCGAGGTCGGGGTGAGGATCTGATGGCGTGCATGACGCTGCGGATGGAGATCGAGTACCGCTACGCCTGGTGGCTCGATGCTTATTTATGGCTGCTCGCTTTCTTCTGCGAGCTGATGAATCGAGATCCAGACGGCGAAAAGCTCCTGCGGCTCGTGCTGTGGTCGTGTCGCTGGCGCGTCAACGGCGGGCGCTGGAGGAGCTTCTGATGGCCGCGCGGCGCATCGCCTTCCAAACCTCTATGGAATTGACCGGCATGGAGGAACTCGGCGAGCAGTTCACGACGAACGGCCCGCGGGAGGCGAGGAACATCGCGCGCGCAGCAGTGCACGCGCTCGCTGGGCGCGCGCGCGACGTGCTCAAGCGCCGGGTTGCCAAGCGCTCCAAGGCGCTCGCGAAGTCCATCAAGGCGGTGCGCCGTCGCGGAAAGCCGGACTTCCCGATCTCGGAGGTGCGGGTCGGGCATGACGCGCCCTATGGGTTGATGCTCGAATTCGGCACGTCCGATACGCGGGCGCAGCCCTACATCGTGCCCGGCGTCGAGGAGCTGCGCCCCCAGATGGCGCAGCACTATCGGGACGAGTTCGGCGCGAAGTATGAAAAGGCCATGGCCCGCAAGGCGAAGGCCGCGGCGAAGGCGCAGAAGCTGTGAGCGGCGCCGCTTCCGTTGCCATTCAGCAGGCGATCTTCACCAAGCTGCGCGCGGATGCGCCGCTCGGGGCGATGCTGCCGACGAGCCTGTTTGATGGGGATGTGGGCAAAGCCGTGTACGACCGGCCGCCGGCGTCCAATTATTCCGAGCTCGCCGTCGGGGTCTTTCCCTTCGTCGTGATCGGGGACGACACGGCGGCCGAGTTCGACACCGACGACAGCGAAGGCCAGGAGACCACGGTCACGATTCACGCTTGGAGCCGCTATCCGGGCAAGAAAGAGGTCAAGCAGGTGCTGGACGCGATCTATAACGCGCTGCACAACAAGTCGCTCACCGTCACCGGGCAGATCGTAATCTTCATTTTCTTCGAGTTCATGGAAACGATTGCCGACCCGGACGGGCTTACCCAGCACGGGGTGATCCGCTTCCGGCTTCTCACGCAGGGAACTTGATCCACCACCGCTCCGCGAGGGGCTTTACCTGAAGGAGTTTCACCATGCCTCTGACACTGCCCACCAAGGGCCGCTCGATCACGGTCAAGCGTAACGCGATCCTTATCGCTTCGGTTCGCACGAAGTCCCTCTCCATCAACGGATCGCCCATCGATGTCACGACCGACGACGACGCGGCCGTCCGCAAGCTTCTGAACGAGCCCGGGCAGATCGATGTATCGATCTCGGTCGAAGGCGTGCTGAAGGACGAGTTGCTCATTCAAGAGGCGCTCAGCGCGACCGATCGCGTCCAGGCCACGGAGTTCGGCTGGCCCGGTGCGACGCCCGGCAAGATCGCGGGCGACTTCGCCCTGACCGCCTTCAGCCTCAACGCCGAGTATCAGGGTCCGGCGACGTTCTCCGCGACCTTCGAGTCCGCGGGCGCGGTGACGTTCACTGCGGCGCTGTAGCCGTGAGCCGGGACTTCGAGGAGGTAGTCCTGAGCTGGAACGGCAAGGAGTACAAGCTCCAGCCGGACCAGGTGCTGCCCTGCATCGCCAGGATCGAGAACGTGCTCACGCTCGGCGACCTGGCGCAGGCCTCCCTCGGCAAGCCCATGCTCGCCAAGCTCTCCATGGCCTTCGGCATCGCGCTACGCATGGCCGGCGCGAACGTCACCGACAAGGAGGTCTGGGACGGCATGTTCTCGCGCAATGCGAAGGACATCGTCGAGCGCATGCAGCGCAGCGTCTTCGTACTGCAGTCGCTGATGATCCCGCCAGAGCATCTGAGGGGCGAGCCGGGAAAAAAGTCAGAGGCGGCGGGCAAGCGAGCGGTCTCGTCGCGGCGGCGTACAAGCTCGTAATCGGGCAGGGCTGGGTAACGCCGGAGCAATTCTGGCGCATGCACCCGACCGAAGTGTGGTGGCTGATCGACGCGAAGCGTCCCCCCAAGATGTACGGGTCCCTCACCGAGGATGAAGTGCTCGAACTCTACGACGAGCTCGAGGCGGCGGGCGAAGACCTCAGCGACTGGAAAGGATTCGAATGGCTGAAGGCACGGCGATTGGCGCACTCGCAGTAAGGATTGGCGGCGATGCCTCCGGGCTGATTTCCGAGCTTGCAAAGTCGAAGACCGCGCTCGGTAAATTCGGCGCCGCAGCTGTATCCACGGCGAAGAATGCGGCGCAGATCACGGGCGCCGTTGCCGCTGCGGGCGCCGCGATATTCGCTTTCACGAAGAACGCCGCCGACACGCTCGATCAGCTGGGCAAGATGAGCCAGAAGGTCGGCGTGTCGGTCGAGTCCCTCTCGGCGCTGAAGCACGCGGCGAAGCTCTCGGACGTGTCGATCGAGGATCTCGGCACCGGGCTGAAGAAGCTCGCGCGGAATATGTCCGACACGCAGGCCGGGACCGGCGATGCGCGCCAGGCCTTCGCCGCTCTCGGGCTCTCGGTCACCGATTCCAGCGGAAAGCTCAAGGGCACCGATGAGCTGTTCGCGGAGGTGGCGCAGGCGTTCGCCGGCATGGAGGACGGGGCCGGGAAGACCGCGCTCGCCATGCGTATCTTCGGCAAGGCAGGCGCAGATCTCATTCCGCTGCTCAACCAGGGCAAGGCCGGGCTCGCGGAGGCGCGCGCGGAGGCCGAGCGTCTCGGCATCGTGTTCAGCACCCAGGCGGCGAAGGATGCCGAGGTATTCAACGATAACCTCACCAGGCTCAGCGGAGCGGTCGAGGGCGTGTCGATCTGGCTTGCCGGGCCGCTGGTGAAGGCGCTCGGAGAGGCATCCAGCGCCATGCTCGCGGCGCACCGCGAGAGCGAAGGATTTTTCGGCGCACTGGCCCGTGGCTGGCAGGTACTCGTCAGC